CCAAAAGTTAAAAGAAGAAGACGAGGACGAGTCTGACGATTCCGATAAGGAAGAAGATGATGAGTCTGAAGAAGATGTAGTAGAAATGGAAATGCCAAAGACTAAGGCCGCTGCTATGGAAACTATGATTACTGCAATGAAAAAGATGTCTGCTGATGAAGCAAAAGAACTATGCGCTTCATACATGAAGAACAGTTATCACACAGAGAAAAAAGTTGCGAAAGAAGAAGTTGAAGAATCAACTTTGGATGCTCGTATCTCAGAGATTGATGTTCAAGCAGATGTTGCTGCTCTTGTTAAAGATGAAGATCTTTCAGAAGAGTTTACTACAAAAGCATCTACAATTTTTGAAGCCGCTGTTAAGAGTAAAATCCGTTCAGAAGTTGAACGTATTGAATCTGCAAAGGTACAAGAAGTTGCTGAAGAAGTTGAGTCATTTAAAGATGAGTTGACTGAAAAAGTTAACACATATCTCGACTATGTTGTTAAAGAATGGATGACCGAAAACGAACTTGCTATTGAACGTGGTTTAAAAGGTGAGATCGCTGAGGACTTCATTTCTGGAATGAAAGCACTCTTTGAAGAACATTACATTGATGTTCCAGATGAGAAGTATGACGTTCTAGAAGCACAAGCATCAAAGATTGATGAACTAGAAAGTAAGTTGAACGAAACTATTGATAAAATGACTGATATTAATAGTAAGAACAACGCACTTGTTCGTGAATCCGTGATTTCTGCTGTTGCGTTTGACCTCGCTGATACCGAATCAGAGAAGTTTAATTCTTTAGTGGAAGATGTTGAGTTTACAGATGAACAGTCGTTCAAAAATAAACTTGATACTCTAAAGGAAAACTATTTTCCAAAATCGACTCCATCTCAATCTTTGACTGAAGAGTCAGAGGGTGGTATGGATGAAGTTGACGTTAGTGGAGCAATGGCTGCATATATGTCCGCTATCAAACAGTCTAAACCATATGAGGCGGAAAAGTTGCCCCTCTTAAAATCTAAATAATGATAAATATAAGTAATAACATAGGAGAGAACTAAAATGTTCAAATCAGAAAACTTACAGGAAAAGTGGCAGCCAGTCCTAGAACACCCAGATCTTCCAGAGATCAAGGATTCTTATAAGCGAGCCGTCACTTCTGTCATCTTGGAAAACCAAGAAAAAGCACTAAGAGAAGACGCTGCCTTCTTAAATGAAGCAGCACCTGCTAACAACGTAGCCGGTACAGGAAATTGGGATCCAATTCTAATTTCACTAGTAAGGCGTGCCATGCCAAACCTTATCGCATATGATATCTGTGCAGTTCAGCCAATGACTGGCCCAACTGGACTTATCTTTGCAATGAAGTCACGCTTTGGTACAGCCGGTGGTACAGAAGCACTATTTAACGAACCAAATGCTGGTATATCTAACGATGATGCTGCTGGTGACTTAACTAGTTCTGCAATGACTGGATCTAATCCAGAAGTACTTAACGATGGTGGAACTTACACATCTGGTGGTACTGGAATGACTACTGCACAAGCAGAAGCATTGGGTGACGCATCTGCTAACTCATTCGCTGAAATGGCTTTCTCAATTGAGAAGTCAACTGTGACTGCAAAATCAAGAGCTCTTAAAGCAGAATACACAATGGAACTTGCACAAGACCTTAAAGCAATTCACGGTCTTGACGCAGAAACAGAATTGTCAAACATCCTTTCTACTGAAATCCTTGCTGAAATCAATAGAGAAGTTGTTCGTTCAATTTACATTGCTGCTAAACCAGGCGCACAAGTTAACACAACTGCTGCTGGTACTTTCGACATGGACACCGACTCAAATGGTCGTTGGTCAGTTGAGAAGTTCAAAGGCTTGATGTTCCAAATCGAGAGAGATGCTAACGCTATTGGTCAAGAAACTCGTAGAGGAAAAGGTAACATGATTATCTGTTCTGCTGACGTTGCTTCTGCACTTCAAATGGCTGGTGTTCTTGATTACACTCCTGCTCTTAACAACAACTTGAACGTAGACGATTCTTCTTCTACTTTCGCTGGTGTTATGAACGGAAGATATAAAGTGTACATCGACCCATACTCAGCAAACGTGAACGCAGATCAGTTCTACGTTGTTGGATATAAAGGTACTTCACCTTACGATGCTGGTGTATTCTACTGTCCGTATGTTCCATTACAAATGGTTCGTGCAGTTGGTGAAAACACTTTCCAACCAAAAATTGGATTTAAGACTCGTTACGGTCTTGCTCAGAACCCATTCGCAACTGCTGATGCTACTGACAATACTTTGGGTACTAATGACAACACTTACTACAGAAGAGTTAGAGTTACTAACCTTATGTAATAGTTGGTTATACCAATTTGAAAAGGGGGTTCTTCGGAACTCCCTTTTTTTTGTCTTATAAATATATGCATGACAGAGATTAATGCACTTAACAGACAACCAACTGAACTAGACTACGCAGACCCTACAAAGTTTAAGTTCACTATTAACAAGTTACCAACCGTAGAGTTTTTTACGTTTGCTGCTAACGTGCCTGGCGTAACGCTAGGTGACGCTATATTCCCAACTCCATTCAAAGCAATCCCAATTCAAGGTGATGACCTTACCTTTGATAACCTTGAAATTACTTTCTTAGTTGATGAACAACTCAACAACTATAAAGAACTACATCAATGGTTAGTCGGAATAGGATTCCCCAAATCAAGAACACAGTTCTCATCTTTCAGAACAGCTGCATCAGATACCTTCCCAACACCTTCTGGTGATAAAGGTGAGGCAACAAAACCAGGCATCGCTACACCAAATAATGCAATGTTCGGTGATGCAATATTAACAATAATGACTAGTAAAAATAACCCTGTGGTTGAAGTGAGGTTCGCTGACTTGTTCCCTGTAGCACTAAGTGGATTAGCATACAATCAACAGGAAACAGATATAACATATTTAACTGCAACTTGTACGTTCAGTTATCAATTATACGAAATCTTTTCAGTATAAATAGTACTGTGTGAGGGTCACACCTTGACCAAAAAGTATTTTTCGGATTGTCATAATCCAATATAAGAAATGCAAGAGTAGTACCCTCACACTATTTGAATTAACAAGGATATATTATGGACTTACAAGAGTTACAATTACAAGCAGAAAAAGACCTCAAAATAGACGATACCATTCTGGATATCGAATCTCTCAAAACACCAGAACTTTACGGCAAATATCTTCAACTTAATATAAGATGGAGTTTGTTGTTAAAACAAGCAGAATCTAACCATAGAATCTTACTTAGAAAGAAGTGGGAATATTATGGTGGGAAATCTGAACCCCAAGTGTATAGAGACAAACCCTTTGAATTAAAAATATTAAAACAAGATATTCAACTGTACCTTGATTCTGATGAGGAGATAATTGAATCTTCTCACAAAGTTGAGTACCACAAAGCAATTGTGGATTACACAGACAAGTTGTGTCGAATGATAAACAATCGTGGATTTCAAATTAAGAACGCTATTGATTGGAAAAGATTTATGGATGGGTCAATCTAGTGCATATCACTAAAATCAATGAAGTATATTTACACATAAAAGTAGACCAAGGCGTTGCAAGGGAGTTATCAGACTTTTTTACATTTGAAGTTCCTGGCGCTAAGTTTATGCCCCAATACAGAAGTCGTATGTGGGATGGAAAGATAAGACTATTCTCTATAATGACAGGTGAAATATATGTTGGTTTGCTGTCATATATTGAAGAGTTTGCAAAACGAAATGAAATAGAACCAACTTATGGAGAAGGAGTTAAGGATGGAGCCACAACCAAACCCGATGATATACGAAAATTTATTCAAAGAGTTAGACCAAGATCGAGAGGATTGGATATACAAGTTCGTGACTATCAATTTGATGCCATTCAGCACGCTATTGGAACACACCGTTCTCTTCTTGTCAGTCCTACTGCTTCGGGTAAGTCTTTAATAATCTATCTTTTATCTGTCTGGTACACATTACTACTAGATGATAAAAAGGTTCTGATACTTGTTCCAACAACATCACTAGTAGAACAGATGTATGGCGATTTTGTAGATTATGGATTTAGTGAAGAACATCTACAAAAAATATATCAAGGATATACCAAAGATATTGACAAAACTATTGTTATCTCTACATGGCAATCTGTATACAAACAACAAAAGAAATGGTTTGACCAGTTTGGTGCAGTATTCGGAGATGAAGCACATTTATTCAAAGCAAAGTCGTTAACTGGTATTATGACTAAATTAGTGAATTGCAAGTATAGACATGGACTAACTGGAACACTAGACGGTACACAGACGCACCAATTGGTCTTAGAGGGGGTGTTTGGGAAGGCAAACAAGGTAGTTAGCACTAAAGAACTTATGGACTCAAATACAGTAGCCCAGTTAAATGTTAAGTGTATTGTACTAGATTATCCAGACGCAGACAAGAAATATATGAAAAACTTGAACTATCAAGAAGAAGTAGATCTAATAGTAAAAGATACCAGAAGAAATAATTTCATAATTAACTTGACATCTCACCTAAAAGGTAATACACTAGTATTATTTCAATTTGTAGAAAAACATGGTTTGGAACTATTTGCTGATATGGAGAAAACTTTAACTAATAGAAAGGTGTTTAACATCTATGGTGGAACAGACACTAAGTATAGGGAAGATGTACGAAATATCACAGAAAAAGAATCTGACGCAGTTATCGTGGCATCTTATGGTACGTTTTCTACAGGGATTAATATTCGTAACCTTCATAACATCGTGTTCGCTTCGCCTTCCAAAAGTAGAATTAGGGTCTTGCAATCAATCGGGAGAACTTTGCGGCTTGGTGACAATAAAGATTCCGCTACCGTCTACGACATCGCCGATGACTTCTCCTACAAAGGAAAACAGAATTTCACCCTAAGACACTTTCAAGAACGAATAAATATATACAACCAAGAAGAGTTCGATTACCAAATAGATAAGGTTAATATAAAATGACAAATACTACTAAAATATTAAAACTATCTAGTGGAGAAGAGATAGTTGCATCAATCACTTTTGATGATGATGGTAAAGGTATCAAGGTTCTTTCCCCTCTTAAAATGCATTCAGTACCAAAGATGACAGACCGTGGACTAGATGAAGCAATGGCTCTAATGCCTTGGGTTCATTTTGGTGAAGATAAAGACTTTAATATTAATAATTCTAATATTATTACAATGACAGATGCATCAATTGGATTAACTCGTTTCTATGAATATTGTCTTCGTAAGTTAAATAAGTTAGATGCAATATATGAAGATGAGTTTATAGATGATGAATATGATTATGATGAAGATACAATTCCAGAACCATATACTAAAACATTACACTGATCTAGATCTATTCCCCCCAACCCTACATAGGGAGTATACCATGCGCTGAGCGTATTGTCAAGGGGAAAATCAAATTAACTATAAATTAATTTTCCCTTGACTTAGGTGACTTACTATGGTATTATAGTAACTATAAATGAGGATTAATTATGGCAATAAAACCAAAGAATAAACCACACTATGTAAATAATAAAGAATTCCTTCAAGCAATGATGGAATGGAAGGAACAGTGTCGTGTAGCAGAAGAGGCAGGAAAAGGACAACCACAAATAAGTAATTACATTGGTGAGTGTTTTTTGAAGATTGCTAATCATCTGTCTTACAGACCAAACTTTATTAATTATACTTACAGAGAAGAAATGATTTCTGATGGTATTGAAAACTGTCTACAGTATGTACATAACTTCAATCCAGAGAAATCAAACAACCCATTTGCTTATTTCACGCAAATAATATATTATGCGTTTCTTAGACGTATCCAAAAGGAAAAGAAACAATCTCATGTGAAAAACAAGATTATTGAAAATATGAATGTAGATACCTTTCTAATACAAGAAGGTGATGATTCTCCACAAGCAAATCATTATGTAGATTACTTACAGAAGAATTTCTTACCAGCAGAAGATGTTTACAAACCGAAAAAGAAGAAGCCCCAACCTAAAGGGTTAGAATTATTTTATGATGGAGACGAAAAAATAGATGAAGATAGCACTAATAACTGATACACATTTTGGTGCAAGAAACGATAGCCTAGCATTCAACGAATACTTTTACAAGTTTTGGGAAGACGTATTTTTCCCATATATCAAGGAAAATAATATAGATACCGTTATCCATTTGGGTGACGTTATGGATAGACGTAAGTTTGTTTCATATAAGATATCTAGTGATTTTCGGAAGAGATTTGTAAAACCATTTGTTGACATGGGTATTAACTTGCATATTATGGTAGGTAATCACGATACATATTGGAAGAATACCAACGAGATTAATTCAGTTGATGAATTGCTTGGTGATAGACATTCTAATATACATATGTATTCTGAAGCCGAAACTGTTGAGTTTGATGGATTACCAATTCATTTTATTCCTTGGATTAATGCTGAGAACTATCAAAGTACTATTGATGGTATAAAGAATACCAAAGCAGATATGGCAATGGGTCACCTAGAAATCAATGGATTTGAAATGCACGCTGGACACTTTTCTGAAAGTGGATATCCAGCACAGATGTTCAGAAAGTTTGATAGTGTTTTCTCTGGACATTTTCATAAGAAGTCAGATGACGGACATATCTATTATCTTGGTAACACATACCAAATGACTTGGAGTGATGATAACTGCCCTAAAGGTTTCCATGTATTCGATACCTCTACCAGAGAGATTGAACGTATTATTAATCCGTATACAATCTTCAAAAAGATTTACTATGATGATACATCTAGAGATTGGTCAAAAGAAGATGTTGAACAATATGCTGGAAAGTTTATTAAACTAATTGTTGTTAACAAGAAAGACTTGTATCAGTTTGATAGGTTTGTCGATAGGTTGTTATCAGTACAAACACATGAAGTAAAGATTGTAGAAGACTTTTCAGATTTGGATGCATCTAATGTGTCTGATGAAATTATGGAGAATGCAGAAGATACAACAACTCTACTAGAAAGATATGTAGATGAGTTGGATGTTGACCTAAACAAAGATAGGTTAAAGTCAACGATGAAATCACTGTATTTGGAGGCAAGTGACTTAGAATTATGATAACATTTAAAAACGTGAGATGGAAGAATTTTCTTTCAACAGGCAATACTTTTACTAATGTAGAATTAGATAGAAATCCATCAACACTGATTGTTGGTGAAAATGGTGCTGGTAAGTCTACTATTCTTGATGCATTGTGTTTTGGATTATTTGGTAAGCCCTTTCGTACTATTAGTAAGAACCAACTAATCAATTCAATCAACGGCAGAGATTCGGTGGTTGAGGTTGAATTTGAAACACAGAACAAAAAAGTAAAAGTGGTTCGTGGTATCAAACCAAATATCTTTGAGGTTTATGTTGATGGGGTACTTATTAATCAAAATGCGAATGCAAGGGATTATCAAAAGCATCTAGAACAACAAGTTTTAAAATTAAACTACCGTTCATTCACACAGGTAGTTATATTAGGAAGCTCTACTTTTATACCATTTATGCAATTGAGTTCTAAGAATAGAAGGGAAGTCGTTGAGGATATTCTAGACATTAAGATTTTCTCTCTGATGAACTTTGTTCTTAAAACAAAAGTGAAGACATTAAATACTGATATTGGTGAGGTTAACTATGACCATGATATTTGTGAAAACAAAATAGAGTTACAGGAGAAGTACGTTGCAGATGTTAAACGCAATAAGAACACTCTTCTTTCTCAAAAGAACAGTGCTAAGGATGCTAATGAAGAAGAAATCTTTTCCAGACAGAAGGAAGTCAACAGGCTACAGGAAGAGAACACGACCCTTTTAGGTAAGATGGTTGGTGAAGAAAAGTATCAGTCTAAATCAATTGAGTATAGAGGTATTACTCATACACTAAAAGAAAAACATAATGCTTGTAGTAAACACATCAAATTCTTTGATGAGAATGATGACTGTCCTGTTTGTCAACAACACATTGATGAGAAGTTTAAATTAGATATTGTCACAGAGAAAAAGAATCAATTAGAAAAGTATCAGAACGGACTAAATGAATTAAGTGATGAAGTTAAAAAGACTAACGATAAAATTGCAGAATATAGAGAAATTGCAAAAGTACTTAGAGATAATGAAGTAGAAGTTGCAACAATAAATTCTACAATTATTCAGTTAGAGAAGTTTAATTCTACTTTAGAAGTTGAAATCAAACAACTCAATGAGGGTGATATTACAAATAGTGATATGGAAAAACTTCAAGAACTACAGAAGAAACTTGAAGGTTTTAACGCTCAAAAAACTAAACTGAAAGAAGATATGTTTTACTATGATGTTGCCCGTAATCTTTTACAAGACACAGGCATCAAGACAAAGATTGTAAAACAGTATCTACCTATAATGAATAAGTTAGTTAATACCTACTTATCATCTATGGATTTCTTTGTGAACTTTAATCTTGATGAAAACTTTAATGAAACAATCAAGTCACGGTTCAGAGATGAATTCTCTTATGCGAATTTCTCTGAAGGTGAGAAGATGAGAATAGACCTTGCACTCTTATTTACTTGGAGAGCAATTGCAAAGATGAAGAATTCTACCAATACCAATCTACTAATTTTAGATGAAATCTTTGATTCCTCGTTAGATGGTTCTGGTACAGATGACTTCCTTAAAATCCTTAATACATTTACAGATGAGAATGTATTCGTGATATCTCATAAGCAGGATATACTATTTGATAAGTTCAGAAGTACCCTACGATTTGAGAAAGTAAAAAACTTTAGTAAACTAGCAATATAGAGGAGCTACATTATGAGTACTAATTTAAAATATTCAAAGTCTGTAATTAAAGATTTTGAAGAGTTAAGTGAAGGTAGAAAGAATTATATTAGAAAAAGAGCTGTCAAAAAATCATTAGAAGTTGAAGGTTATTTGAAACTAAAATATGGAGTAAGTGATGAAACAGAGTGAAAGATTTTATGAGTTATTGGAAGAAATGAAGAAAACTCACGATGCAAAGCGACATGACTATGCAAGTACAGAAGATGTGTTTGCAAACTTTAGACACTGTGAGATTGCTGGTATCCCAGCATGGAAGGGTGTATGTGTCCGTATTAGCGACAAATTCAGTCGTATCATGGGGTTCGCAAGGAAAGAGAAATTAAAGGTCAAGGATGAGAGTATTAAGGACACTCTAGTCGATATGGCTAACTATGCTCTTATTGCACTAATTCTTTATGAAGAAGATGCAAAAAAAGATACAAAAAAGTGAAAAAAACACTTGACTTTGTTATGATAACATGGTATATTGATCAAGTAAGATGAAAAAAGAGAGGTTTTACTATGATTAGAATGGGTTTAGCGATAGTTTGTTTAATACTTGCAGTTGGTTGTATTGACGGCCCAACAGGGTATGAAAGCGATAATTGGACAGGAATGTTCATGTTTGCAATTGCTGGTATTGTTTTGGGTCTTTGGGGAATCAAAGATGTAAATAAAAATGAAGATTGTTAAAAAAGTCCTTGACTTTTGTTCTAAAAACAAGTATACTGTATAAGTAAAGTGAAAAAAATGGAGAATATATTATGTCACATGAAGTAGAAATTATTGATGGTCGTGCTCAAATGGCTTATGTTGGGGAATTACCTTGGCATGGTTTGGGTACTAAGGTGGAAGATGAACTGACACCAGACCAATTTCAAAAGGTTGCTGGTCTTGATTGGTCAGTAGAAAAACAACCGCTTGTAACTGCAAGTGGTGTGCCTATCAAAAACAAAGAGGCACTTGTTCGTACCTCAGATAACACTGTTCTAGATGTTGTCGGAACTGGTTGGAATCCAGTTCAGAACTCAGAAGCGTTTGAGTTCTTCCATGAATATGTAATGGCAGGGGATATGGAAATGCATACCGCTGGTTCATTAAAAGATGGACAAATGGTTTGGGCACTTGCCAAAACTAAAGAGTCTTTTGAATTATTCAATGGTGATGTTACGGACAATTACTTTTTGTTCACTAACCCACATCAGTTTGGTAAGGCGATTAATATTCGTATGACACCAATTCGTGTGGTATGTAACAATACTCTAACACTGTCTCTATCACAGAATGCAGATAAGATGCTTACAGTTAATCACCGTAAGGCATTTGATGCTTCAGAAGTGAAAGAACAGATGGGTATCGCTCGTGAAAAAATGGAACAGTACAAGTCAATGGCTGCGTTCCTTGGTTCAAAACCAGCAACCGGCGACAACGTAATCCAATATTTCAATGAAGTATTTGGTGCGCCTGCAAAAGAGAAAGTGGAAGGTGTTCTACCGTTCACAACTCGTAATGCAAAACTTGCCCATGAAAACTTGAATGTCCAGCCTGGTGCTGAGTTCGCTCAAGGAACATGGTGGACTGCATTCAACTCTGTTACTAACATGACAGACCACTTACAAGGTCGTTCAAACGATGGTCGATTAGTTTCGTCATGGTATGGACGTAACCGTAAGGTGAAGTTGAATGCTCTTGATAAGGCGCTTGAGTACGCTGAGGCGGCTTAAAAAAGTTGAGAAGGGGGGTTGAAATGCCCCTCTTTAATACTTATATAAATAAAGGTACGATATGCCGAATTGGTCGGGTATCGTATTTAATCTTGCTTTATAAGGAGAACTATTATGGTTAATACAAAAGCATTGTCACTTTTTGACAACTTCAATCAACTCACCCCATATGCCGTAGGCTTTGAAAGACAATTTGATCGTCTAAACGATTATATTCGACATCAACAGCAATCTACAGGCTTTCCACCTTACAATATCCAAAAGATAGAAGATTTCAAATTTGAAATCGAAATGGCACTTGCTGGTTTCAGTAAGAAGGATATTCAGATGGAAGTTGCAGATGGAGTTCTTACAGTACGTTCTGTAAAAGAGAATGATACAGATGATGAGTGGACACTACACAGAGGAATCTCATATCGTAAGTTTGATAGAAAATTTACACTTGCAGATGATGTTGTAGTAAACGAAGCAAAACTTGAAAATGGACTTCTAACAATTTCTCTAGAACAAATCGTTCCAGAAGAAAAGAAGCCTCGTACAATTAAAATAAATTAATTTACGTTCTAGGGGGGAAAGTCATTGACTTTCCTCTCTTATTATGTTATTATAAACAAAATGATACAACTTATAGGATGAATGCTAGTGAATATAGACTACAAATATAGCGAAGATGTTATTCTTGATGAACTCAAAGAATATATAAACAAAACTTATCAATCACACTACTCGCAGAGTAAATTTCAAGCGACAGAATTTATCATGGACAATGGACATGGTGAAGGTTTCTGTATCGGGAATATTATGAAATATTCACAAAGGTATGGAAAAAAAGAAGGCAAGAACAGAAATGACTTGTTAAAAGTAATACATTATGGTATAATGGCATTACACAATCACGACACAAACGAAGAAAACGGAGAAAATATATAATGAAACTTAGTAATGAAACAAGGGAAGTATTGAAGAACTACAGTACTATCAATTCAAACCTTTTAGTGAAAGCGGGCAATACGATTGCCACAATGTCTCAAATGAAAAACATTGTTGCAACTGCAACTGTTCCAGACACCTTTGAAACGGAATTTGCAATTTATGATTTGAATGAATTCTTATCTGCAATGTCTTTGTTTACAGACCCAGAGTTAACTTTTAATGACCAATCTGTCAGAATGTCACAAGGTTCAACTGACCTTACATACTTCTATTCAGATCCATCGGTTGTTACTACACCAAAAACTGAAGTGGTAATGCCATCGGTGAATGCATCATTTACTCTAACACAGTCAACCTTTACACAAGTACAAAAGGCGGCTGCTGTTCTAGGTGTACCAGATATGGTACTTGAAGTTGGACATGATGGTATTATGGACTTGAGGGTTTCTGACCGTAAGAATGATACATCCAACAATTTCAGTATTGAAGTTGGTGAAGGTGGAAGTCCAAATCAAAAGTTCTACTTTAAAGTTGAAAATCTTAAATTGTTAAACGGCGATTATAATGTCGAAGTATCTGACAAGGGTATTAGTAAGTTTACTAATCTAACTAAAAAAGTCGAATACTTTATTGCACTAGAAGCTGCTTAAACAATTTAAGGATTATATTATGGATGAAATATTATGGGTGGAGAAATACCGTCCTCAGACTATTGAGGATTGTATTCTTCCAAGTGAACTGAAACAGACGTTTCAACAATTTATAGACAATGGTGATATTCCAAATCTATTATTAACAGGCACTGCTGGTGTTGGTAAAACAACAGTTGCAAAAGCAATGCTAGAAGAAGTGAATGCAACATACATGATTATCAACGGTTCGGAAGAGTCTGGTATTGATGTTCTAAGAACAAAGATTAAGAACTTTGCTTCTACGGTATCAATGGATGGTAATCGAAAGTATGTTATTCTTGATGAAGCAGACTATCTAAATCCACAATCAACACAACCAGCATTGCGTGGTTTTATTGAAGAGTTCAGTAAGAACTGTGGATTTATTCTTACTTGTAACTTCAAGAACCGTATCATTGAACCACTACATAGTAGATGTAGTACTGTGGAGTTTCGTATTCCAAGCAGTGAGAAGCCTCAACTTGCTTGTGCATTTATGAAACGTGTACAGTTTATTCTAGATAAGGAAGGAATTGAAGGACATGATAAAGTTATTGCAACGCTTATCAATAAGTTTTTCCCAGATTGGAGAAGGACTCTTAATGAACTTCAAAGATATTCTTCATCGGGTAAGATTGACGCTGGTATTCTTGTCGATTTATCTGAAAACAATATCAATGAACTTTTGGGATTCCTTAAAAACAAAGAGTTTACCAATACTAGGAAATGGATTGTCAACAATCTTGATAATGATCCAAGTCGTATTTATCGTAGGATTTACGATTCCCTTTATGATCATTTGGATGGTGCTACTATCCCCCATTGCGTGTGCATTATTGCTGACTACTCATACAAGTCCGCCTTTGTGGCAGACCAAGAAATAAATATGCTCGCCTGCATGACTGAAATCATGGCACAGGTGAAGTTCAAATGAGTTATGAGTTAAAAGAATATCTCAAAGCAATCAACGAAACCAAAGAACCATTGATGGATGGCGAAGATGTGATGTGGGAAAAGAAGTACTATCCCTTTATCATTAATAAGTGTGTTGCCCCATTTAATGATACTATCATGTTAGTTAATGAGATGAACCAAAGACATCATCTTGACACAAAACTACAATTTGACTTTTTACTAAATAGTTTAAGGAGTAAAAAAAGATATGCTCCTTGGATGAAGGCGAGTAAGAGTAAGAATTTAGAATATGTCAAAGAATACTTTGGTTATAGTAATGCAAAAGCAAAATCAGCACTCAAGATTCTAAATGATGACCAACTTGCCACTATAAAGAATAAACTTAATAAAGGTGGTAAAAATGGATGAAATATCATGGAAGCCCGAGCATATGCTTGAGGTCGTTCTAAAAGAACCAGATGATTTTTTGAAGGTGAGAGAAACACTAAGTCGTATAGGTGTCGCTTCTCGCAAAGATAAAACTCTATTTCAGTCTTGCCATATTTTACACAAACAAGGAAAATACTATATTGTCCACTTCAAAGAACTATTTGCTTTGGATGGTAAAACTACGAACTTGTCTGAAAATGATATAGCAAGAAGGAATACAATTGCTAAACTACTTAGTGATTGGGGATTAATAGATGTTATGGGAACAATGGAAATTGAACCAGCGCCTCTATCCCAAATCAAGGTTATTAGTTTTAAGGAGAAAAGTGATTGGACTCTTGAAACTAAATATAACATTGGAAAAAAACGAGAAGAATAATATAATGTTACGAAAGGAAAACTTGAATGCGAAATATTATAATAGATGCTGCTATGGCCCACGCCGAGGGCGAAATTCAACTACATAAAGCTAATGTTGAAGTGTATCTTAAAAACCCTGCTGGTATTGGCGAGCACTCCGATATCATGGAAGCAATTCAATGCGAACTAGATAAAATGGCAACTGCTGACGATAGATTAGAAATGCTTAGTAAGTATTTCTCTGATACGCCAGAGAAGACTTTGTTTGAACAAGGAAGTCAACAACAACTTGACGAAGGACAAGGTTCTCTATTTAAATAAAATAAAAGACTTGACTTTAACCCATTAAGGTGGTATTATTACATAATGAGATTCTATACAAATGTCCAACAATGGGGCAACCAAATCCTTGTTCGTGAATATAAGAATGGAGAAAGACTTAACCACAAAGTTAAGTATTCTCCTACCTTATATGTTCCTGTTCAAAAAGAAACTAAATTCAAATCCTTAGATGGTAGACCTGTCACTCCTATGAAGTTTGACACTATCAAAGAGGCGAAAGAATTTATTTCTCAATATCAAAATCAATCACATCTCGTTCATGGACTTGACCGATATGCATATACCTATGTGTCTGATGCTTATCCTAATGAAGTTGATTGGGATATGGAGAAGTTGCTTATTGCAACTATTGATATTGAGACACAATGTGAGAACGGTTTCCCAGACCCAACTCTTGCAGAAGAAGAGATGCTTTCTATCACTATCAAAAATCATACAACAAAGAATATTGTTGTGTGGGGTATTGGTGAGTTTAAGAACGAAAGAGAAGATGTAACATACATCAACTGTTCTAATGAGAATGAACTCCTTGCAGAGTTTATGAACTTTTGGGTAAAACATTATCCAGATGTTATCACGGGCTGGAATACAACTTTCTTTGATATTCCCTATCTAGTAAATCGTATTACAAAAGTACTTGGTGAAGACCGAGCAAAAGAGATGTCACCTTGGGGTATTGTCAATGCTCGTAAGGTATTCAATCATGGTCGTGACCAACAAGTATATGATGTTATGGGTGTTGCAAATCTTGACTATCTTGAATTGTATCGTAAATTTACATACTCAAACCAAGAGTCATATCGTCTTGACCATATCGCATTTGTCGAGTTAGGTGAGGCGAAGAACAAAAATCCATACGATACATTTCGTGATTGGTATACAAAAGATTATCAGTCTTTCGTAGAATACAACATCGTTGACGTTGAGTTGGTTGACCGTCTTGAAGATAAGATGAAGTTGATTGAACTTCTATTGACTATGGCTTATGATGCTAAGGTCAACTATGAAGATATATTCGGTACTGTGAAGTATTGGGATATTATGATACACAACTATCTCAAGAAGAAAAACATTGTCGTACCATCCAAGACACGTTCTGAAAACAAGTCTGAGAAGTTTGAAGGTGCATATGTCAAAGACCCACAGGTTGGACAACATAAATGGGTTCTATCTTTCGACTTGAACTCTTTGTATCCTCACTTGATTATGCAGTACAACTTGTCACCAGAAACTTTGGTACAACGTGATTACATTAAAGGTTTGACTGTTGACAGAATGCTCAGTCAAGAGAAACTAGACATTCCAGATGGTGCTTGTATTACACCAAACGGTGCTTTATTTAGAAAAGATATAAAAGGTTTTCTTCCAGAGATGATGGAAACAATTTACAATGACCGTACCATCTACAAGAAAAAGATGTTACAGGCAAAACAAGATTACGAAAATACTGGTGACCCCAAATATAAAAAGTATATCAGTCGATATAACAACAAGCAGATGGCTCAGAAGATTTCACTGAACTCTGCTTATGGTGCGATTGGTAATCAATGGTTTAGATATTATGACCTTGCAATTGCAGAAGGAATTACTACTGCTGGTCAATTATCTATTAGATGGATTGAACGAGAATTAAATGGATACCTTAACAAAATACTTAAAACTACAGAAGTTGACTACGTTATTGCAAGTGATACGGATTCAGTATACATTACTTTTGACAAACTTGTTAATATGGTGTTTACTAAAGAACAACTCCAAGACAAGGGTAGTATACAAAAAGTGGTATCATTCCTTGATACCATCGCTAGGGAAAAGGTTGAACCTTTTATTGATAAAAGTTATCAGAATCTTGCTTCGTATGTAAGTGCATATGACCAGAAGATGCAGATGAAACGTGAGGTTATTGCAGACAAAGGTATATGGACTGCAAAGAAACGATACATCTTAAATGCATGGGATGTCGAAGGTGTTCGATATAAAGAACCCCAACTCAAGATTATGGGTATTGAGGCAGTCAAGTCAAGTACGCCCGGCCCATGTCGTGAAAAGATTAAGGAAGCACTCAAGATTATCATGCGAGGTGATGAGAAAGAACTTAACTCATTCTTACAACAGTTTCGTGAAGAGTTTATGAAAATGCCTGTTGAAGATGTTTCTTTCCCACGTTCTGTTAATGGTATCAGAAAGTTTGGTTCTTCTCATTCTATTAGTAAGAAGGGAACACCTATGCATACAAAGGGAGCCTTACTTTATAATCACCTTATCAAACAAAACAAACTTGGTGGTCGCTATCCTTTTATTCAAGAAGGAGATAAGATCAAATTTATTCAGTTACGTCAACCAAATCCTTTTGGACAAAACGTGATATCTTTTATTACTGATGTTCCAAAAGAACTTGACATTCACCGATATATCGACTATGATCTACAATATGAGAAGAGTTTCATTGAACCGTTAATCTTTATTACCGACAAAATTGGTATTCGCATTGACCGTTCTTATGGAACGCAAACAACCTTGGAGAGTTTCTTTACATGATATTAAACAAACAAGATTCCGTATATGCCGCTACGAAACTAATGATGTACTTCAAAGACTTTGGACGTATTGATGATTACTTTCGGGCTCGGAAGATTGAGCGTGTAAAGAATATTCCTGCTCCATTGCCTGGCATGGGGTTAGAAGATGATATGTTCCAATCATATGATATGCATCCAGAAGATATGGACTTCAAGATTGTACAGATGCAGACACAAACATTTGATACTATGTTGGAAAAGGTTGCATCATTCTCACCAGACAATGCGCCTGGCAAAGAGATGAAACTTGTTGTTATGGAAACAACTACTAATACTATTGTTGGATTTATCAAACTAGGTTCTCCACTAATCAACTCTAAACCAAGAAATGATTATTTGGGTGGTGTTCCAGATTTACCTATCTTCAACAAACGTGCCATTATGGGTTTCAATATTGTTCCTGTACAACCATTTGGATATAACTATCTTGGTGGTAAACTGATGGCTGCAATCTGTAACTGTCATGCAGTTCGTAGAATGCTTGACGAAAAGTATAGTACAGAGTTTTGTCTATTTGAAACAACATCACTTTATGGTAACATCAAGGGTTCATCCATGTATGATGGAATGCGTCCATTCTTACGATATAAAGGTGATACTCAATCTAAGTTTCTATTGACACTTGGAGAAGAAATCTACTTTGAAATGCGTGATTGGTTTACTGAAAAGAATGGTGGTGAAGACTTAATACACAAAGGTGCATCATCTAGAAAACTAAAGATGCAAACTAAGATGGTAGGTGTTATCAAAGCAAGTCTGAAAGAACATGATACAAAAGCGTATGAAATGTTTACGAGTGAGATTGCAAAGGCTGGAGATGTAACAACCCAGAAGAGATTTTATATGGGTGAGTATGGTTACTCCAATTCAAAAGATGTTCTATTGGGCAAAACAAATACCTTGACAAAAGCAGAAAACTATGATAGATTTGAACTAGAAGGTGTAATTGCATGGTGGAGAAAACTTGCAATTAAAAGATATAACAAGATGATTGCAGAGAACAAGGTTCGTACAAAACTAGAAGTTTGGAATGCTGAGTCTATGAATGAGATTGATATTATTAGATGATTATTAATACATTATGGGGTGAAGAGGAAGTAAAAAACACTCGCATTTGCATACATTGTGGAGAAGAGAAACATATCAGTGAAATAGAACTGGATAGACCTCATACCGCTCCAAGAGGGAAAGGTTATCGTAATGAATGTAAATCGTGTAGAAGACAAATCAATAAAGACATTACTAAGTTAAAGAAAGAGTATGCTCATCTAAGACCACATATAACAGATACCTGTACTATATGTCAACGTACAGGTGAAGATATACAAAAGACTGCATCACAAGGTGCTCATAAGAAGAAAGACCCTTGGGTACTCGACCATTGCCATCATAAGAACGAATATAGAGGATGGATATGCAATCATTGTAACAATGGATTGTCTGGTTTTAAGGATAACGTAGAGAGTATGAAGAGAGCAATAGAGTATTTAGAAAAGAATAAAATCTATTGACTTTCATCGAATTATATAGTATACTATATAGAAATGTAACATAACTGATTGTTACAAACCATAAATGCCGATACAGGCAAGGAGAAAAAAATGAAGATTAACTTAGAAACCCAATCCCCCCTATATTCTGACTTAGTAAACAACAAACAGCTGTTTGATGATTGTTTTGACGAATCTGAATTGTCCAAGTTCAGTTATAAAGATAATACAGATTATAGTCACTACCAACATATTGATGACTTTTTGCAACAGGATTTTAATGATGATGATTTAGATAAGTCATATGTCATTCAAGTTCCTATTGATTATATTTGGTCATCAGAAAAAACAAAAGGTGGATTTGATAGAGCAAAATGGGCAAACCAAAATAAAGACCAAAATATTTCCAATCTTAATACACCAAATGGTGGTGGAAATCCAAAAGGGTACAATGAAGCTGATGCTGGTATTTTAGCTGGTACGTTTAGGCCTGGGCCAATTATTGGTGGTTCTTGTGACTGGCAGTTAGTGAAATATATTGGTAATAATCGAATAGTAAAAAAACTTATCGCTAATAACGGAGAAATTACTAATGTATTAATGTCTGTCAGATTCCATGAACAGGGATTAGACCCCAAAGAATATATTAAAATTGAAGCAGAAAGACATAGTACTGATGCTGGTGATAGAAGTGGACAAAACGAAAATCAGAAGTTTGCCTCAACATTACGCTCTGGACGAAAAGACTCTGTAGAATGTTTTAATTTTCTGAAAAACGAAAAACTTAACTATGATGGTATCATGCAGATTGAAAATGTAGAAGGTGCAGATGAGTTCTTAAATCTCACTTCAATAAGTGGAATAAAAGAAGGTGTTGGTAATGGTTTTTTCAGAAGGTTTGGTGACTCTAATGTAAGAGCTGCAATAGGAACTGTAAGAAAAGTTGCAAAGATAACTGGTGAAACTCACATTGGAATGTCACCTATTGAATGTCTTTCAATAATGTTTCAATGTTTTACTGAGTATGGCCCTAGAGAAAATAGTGTAACGATGATGTTTACAAAAAAAGAACTTCAAGAGTTTTTTGTTGCTTACTTCACCAAAATGAATGATAGTGATGATATGTTTAGTGGTAATGGGAATAAAAGTCAATTTCTACTGAAACATTTAAATGCAAATGGTTCTATCAAATGTATGGTTTATATTGGTGCAACAAAGTTTTGGCCTGCGCTTCCAAACTATTGGATGAGAATTAGGGATAATAAAACTTCTTTTAGTGAAGAATGCTGGGCAGTCAAAAATTATATCTTAAAATCTAAAGATGCAATGTTGAAACGTGATATTACTGCAAAGGTAACTTAATAATGAATTTATTTGAAATAGGTAAAGAAGAAAAGTTACAGAAGACTGTGCGAATTTTGTGTTATCCAAATATAACATTCCAAAAAGATCTTGAGAAAGATTCATACATTCAAGTAATGAAAAAACAAATCTCATTAT